GGCATCGTCATATTCACCCGCAATGGCTCGCCACTCGGGACTCCACTCTCGCATCATGCGGTCAACCTCGTCGGGCGTTATGACGGTGCCAGCACGTGACTGGGCCACTCTCCACTCTGAGTGAGTGCCATCGAACCCCTGCGTCTCTCGCACCCAACGATCCTGCGTGCGGACCCGGCTGCCGCCGAAGGCCGTGCTCGCAGCCTTGAACCGATCCTTCACGGCAGCGGCCTCGATGTCGGTCGGTGCCACGTAGCCACTAGCAGAGAGCCGTCGCTGAATCTCGGTGTCGATGTTCTGACCGATCTGTCGAGTCTGCTCCTCTGCCCTACGCATCGCATCATAAGGGCGACCATCACGATCGAAGTCGTAGATATGGGGCACCTTGTAACCGTCGATCAGTCGTTCGTGTTCGTCACGGAACGCCTGCTCAGGGTCGACCTCCATCGCGGCGATGTCACCGATCTCATCTTCGATGGCTGCCGTCTCAGGGTCAGCCTCAGCATCTGACCTAGACGTCGGTGTATCACTGGGCATCAGTACCGCCGTGCACACACAATTCGGATGCGCCGGGGGCATGTCGACGTCGATACTGAACGGCTCATCCCACGGCACCACCTCACCGTCGAGTTCCTCGCAGATGGGGCAGTCCCCAGCAATCCATTCCTTCTTCGACTCGGGGTCGATCTCCTCAGCCTCAATGCCTTGCGCCCACCCCAGATACCTGCCCGCGTTCTCGGCTCGTAGCACTTCGGTGCGAGCGATCGTGCGAGCCCGCGACTCGGTCAGTCGACCACTCAACCCATCACGAGTCGACTGGGCCAATGCCCGAGCCTCAACCTCCGATGCCCCGCCCTTGATCGCATCAAGAAATGTACGCTCGTACGAGTTCGCCAACTGGGCAGCACCACGCGATGTCACCCCGACCGTGTCGCGGAGTGCACGAGCCGTGTCATCGACGGTGCGCTGATATATGAACGAGTCGGTGACCGTCTGACGGATCGCCTCACGAGTCGAGTCAGTGACAGCCGTCACCAGTCGGGCTGCTTGCGCCTCAGCGTAAGCGATGGTCCGAGGGTCTGTGGCATCGAACCGGTACGTGAAGTTGCCAGCGTTGACCGACTGGCGTCCTGCCAGAGTCAGTGCCGACTGGAAGGGTTGAGTCAACCCGGTCAGCCTTCTGCTGATTGTCTGATACGGGGCCGAGTCGAGCATTTGAGCCACCGACCCGGTACGCAAGATGTCGCGGATCGTCGTCGCATTCCATGAGTCACGGAACGCCCGGGCCGCCTCATGAAAGGCGTCGGCGACCTCCCGTTCCAAGGCGGTCATCCCAGCAGGTCGGGACCCACCCGGCACACCTGTGGTGCGGCGAGCCTTGACGACGAGTGTCATCGCCGCTTGGCAGTGGGGATTGTTGTCGACTCTGGCATCACACCACGGTCACTCTCAGCCGGTGGCAGACCCGCCACTGACCGCAGGTAGTCCTCTAGCGGACCGTCGGGCATGAGTGCGCCAGCCGCGCTCAACTTCTGGACGAAGTCGGCGATCTCACCGAGGTCGACATGGCTGACCTCTCCATAGGTGAGTGACGGCGGTGTGTCGGTATGTAGTCCATTCAATTCCAGCAGTCGAGGGATCGCATGAGTGTTGACGACCTCGGCGATGCTCTTGGCGATCGCATCGACTGACATGCTCCAGAGGTCCATCTTGGATGTGCCGAGTGCGAACGATCCGACCCGGTCGTGACCGAGGAGTAGGAAGTCGGCGAGGACGCTCATGGCGATCCTCTGGTCGTAGCGGGTGATGACCCTGTCAGTGTCGAACTGTCGAGCACCACCGGCTGACATGAGGGTCAGGTCGAACAGTTTGCGACCACCCTCATCGTAAGCAGCAGGGAAGATCACACCCTCCTGCTCGTTGCGCTTGATGCCAGTCACGATCTCTTGGATCGCGGTCAGTACCGCCTGCTGCGCTGACGTTGCTGATGAGGACAGATACTCGGGGGGCACGTAGGCGACGGGCAGACCAGCGAGGTCACGTTCGATACCGACGGCTTCGATCTCTTCGATGCGGCGCTTGTAGTACCACGGACGATACGAGTTGCGTAGCAGGCTACGTCCCTCAGGGTTACCCTTGCTGACGGTGAACCTGAAGAGCAGGGCCTTGTCGATGGGGATCAGTACCTTGCCTTGAGCACCGGGTTCACGGTTGTACGGGTCGTTCTGGTACATCCCTTGAATGCCACCGGTCGTGTCCATGTCCCATTGCCATAGGCTCTCTTGGGCTCGGATGGGCCACTTCCGCCACCCGATGCGACCGTCATTGAACTTGCTTCGACGGGTCGGGTCCTTCTGGTCTGGGCCTTGGCGACGCTTATAGACGACCTCATGATATGACCAGCCGAAGGTGAGCATCGACAGAATCTGCGCTAGGGTCACGTCCCACGACTCCGACATATCGTCGAGGCAGCCGTCGATGAACTCGGCCAGTGCTTTGCTGTCGGACGAATCGTCTCCCGGGTCGACCCGCCATTGCAGCCGGGTGATGATCTTCTGGATCGAGTAGAGCATGGCACCGATGACCGGGTCATTCTCGCTCATGTCGCGATAGATACGGGCACCCTTCACCCCATGCAGGGCGGGCAGTATCTCTTCGGTGATCGCACCAGATGCTCGACGTAGACCACTCGTACCGAGTTCGGTCAGGTCATCTTTCGGGGCCACTACTGGTCGCCGCCTCTCATCATGCCGATGACGAGTGTCATGGCCTGCTCCTCAGTGAACCCTGCCGCCTGCATGCTGGTGAACAACTCGTGTGCTTGTGCCGCCATCGCCGCTAGTGCGGTGATGATCGGTGTCGGTGACCTGTCGGCGTTGTCCACTGCGCCTTAGTGTAGCCCCCACTAGGGGCCATGAGACGGGCCTGACGGGGTTGCTCACGCTTATGGTGTCTCCTGATCTGATGCGATGGGTGGTCCCCATCGGTGGCCTAACTCGGTGTCGTAGCCGATGGCGAGGGTCGATCTCAATGGTCGCACCCCGGGGGGCAGGAACAGTGTGACGAGTGCTCGTTGCCCGTCGGGCAGGGTGAACGTCACTGGCACATACTCGGTGGGTGGTGGGGTGGTCTGCTCGGGTCGTAGGGTCATGCCGGGTCCTCTCGGTGGTCGTCACGACAGCGCGGGCATGTCCACGTGTACCCGCCACTACCGTCGGCGTACACGTCGACCAGACCATCGAAGTCACACCTGCCGACCTGCTCCCATCCGGTGATCGTCCCGAGGTCGTCGACGATGTCTCGGTACTGGGGTGCCTCGCATTGTGCCTGAGACTGGACTGGTTCGCTGAAGTTGGTCGACGCACTGTAACGGGGTGCCCCGGTTCCGATGAAGGCGACGATCACTGTGGCCCTCCGTCGTAATCTGCGAGCAGGGCGTCTCGTAGGGCGTCGAAGTATGGGGCGTCATCGTCGGACTCGACGAGATCGCGAGCGGTCAGGGCTGGCTCAGGGGTGCGAGGGGGGAGGGTGCACCCATGATCGACGTGCCATGTTTGCAGGGCAGGGTACGTGCCGGTGAACTTGGCCCCGCACACGCATGAGGCTTGACAGGTGGTGGTCATCGTTGGCTCCTTCGTGGGTCGGTGGGTTGCTGCCCATGATGAGGATGGCATCAGTACCACCCGTACTTGCCTGAGGCTGCTCGTGACTGCCAGCGGTCCCATGCTCGGCACGGGTCACCGTAGACGGCCCCGATGTAGCGCAGGCCCCACTTGATCTGGACTGTCGTGTTCGTCTTCCACCCGCGCCCCATCTTGCGGCCGGGGTGTGCTTGGGGGATGCCCCACGTCCGGTAGCCGTCGCCGTTGTTGGCGTTCCAGCGCCAGTCTGATTCGTGTTGCCAGAGTGAGGCGAGGCACGACCACTGTGCGCCGGTTGACCAGCCGTAGCGTCGCGCCTGATAGCGGGCTTCAGCCTTCGCCTGCGCCCGAGTGCCCCGGTACAGGTCCCGGTGCGGGACAGGTACTGCTGTGAGGCTTACACGGGGGCTCTGGAGGGCGACAGGGTCGTGTGCGACGGTGGCCCCGACGATCGTCGTCGGCCAGTAGATCAGGGCAGCAGACCCTGCGCCGACGAGTGTCATGGTTCGCCGGTTCATCATCGCCCCTCTGTGGTCTCTAACATTCGGTGAAAGGCTTCCACCTCGGCATCGTGGGCCACGTGCCATTCAGGGCTGCCGAAGGTCGCCGTCTGCTTGACGTGTACGGCCTCGTGCCACACCTGATCTACTGTTGCCCGACTGTGGTGGTCGGCTTCGGTGAGCGGGTAGTTGATGGGCTGGTCAGTGGCGACAAGGTGAGCACCGCCGGTCACGACCTGCGAGCAACGCTGACAGCATTCGGCGGGCACGCCCCTGTACTGCTGGACGGTGATGGTGGCGTGGCAACAACTTGATCGACCGTCGTTACGACGTCGGGTGTCGGGTCTCATGGTGATGGCTCCTTCGGTTGAGTGGGTTAGTTGGTGGTGCCGATATCGGCGGCGATCGGGTAGTCGACGAGGCGGGCGATCACGGCGCGAGCGACCCCGCCGCGAGTCTTCTCACGGTTCACCAGCATCGTGCAAAGGGAATCGGCACCCTGCTCGGTGACTTCCCAGCCGGTCCAGTGGCCACGCCATTCGGAGTCCCCGATAATCAGGCGCCCGCTGGCAGTGCGAAGGTAGATGCTGTAAGACGAGCATCCCTGTGCTACGCGCCGCGTCAGGGTGGCGGTGACTCCGTGGGCGGCCAGTGTGACCACCAGCCGCTCCCAGCGGGCTAGAGCGCCCTGCGAACTCTCAATCATGGTGGCTCCTAGTTAGTGGGGGTGGTGGTGTGGGTGACGATCGTGTACGTGCCACGGGTGACGCGGAGCATCTTGCCGCAGCAGATGCACTCGTCGTGGGTCTCGCTTCGGGTGAGGCCGAGGCCGAGGTTGTTGCTGCCGGGGCACGTGGTGATGTTCATGGTGGTGGCTCCTTCGTGGTTGGTGGTGTTGGACATGACCCCAACTTAGGGGGGGTTAGTGAACCGTGTCAACTACCGAGGCCGCCTCGGTCTGTCGGCGAGTCGCCCCATACCTCAGAGCACTCCAGCCAGTCGAGGTACAGGTCACCAGCAGCCCGAGCACGTTGCTCGTCATCGATCTGTCGAGCCAACGCCTCCACCGGCTCCCACGCCCGAGCAATCAACCACCACATCACCAGCACATACCCGAAGAGCAAGACACCCCCGACGATGACCACACCCACGATCAGCCCGACCCACGACGTCACCCCGGTCACGTCATCACACCTCGGGCATCACGTACTGCTCGCACACACACTGTGACTCGTCGAGTCGGTGCGTGCACCATTCCATCGTCGGGTGATGTTCAGCCTGCGGGTGCTTACACCCGGCACACCGAAGCAGTAGGGCAGCCAACATAGGTCACCTCCTAGAAGGGGGGAATCTCTTCGTCGGTCTTCGATGGTCCCCACGGGTCGGCCGTCGACGTCGACCCGTGACCCGGGGCTCGCTCACTACGGTGCACGGTCACAGTGGTGCGTCGCATCGACGCGGCGACCTCGGTGACGTTCACCTCCATACGTGACCCCTTCGACCCGTCCTTGCCTTCCCATGATCGGGTCGAGGCGTAGCCGATGGCGATCACCGCATCACCCTTGCCCAGTGATTCGCACACGTGCTCGGCGATCTTGTCCCAGACGGTGCATGGCCAGTACGTCCGGTCGACGTCGTTGTCCCACGTACCGTCTGCCCCCTTCACTGATCTGCTCGTGACGATGGTGAAGTTGGCGACAGCCTTCCCCCCACTGGTGAACCGCAACTCGGGGTCGGCTGCGAGGTTGCCGACGATGGTCAACTGACTGGACATGGCTGGGCTCCTTGAAGGTCAGGCTGCGCTCGTGCGCTCAGCCGGTTGATGGTAGGTCAGGTGCAGGGGGGTGGCAGTGATCCCTCGTGCGCGTCGGATCACTTGCCGGTCGCTGTCGGTGGTGCCACCCCAGATGCCCACGACTCGGACGGTGAGGGCGTAGTCGAGGCAGGCCGTGACGTGGGGGCAGACCCCGCACATCCTTTGCGCCGCCCGGTTCGCTGAGGTGATACCGATCTCGGGGAACCAAGCCTCGGGGTCGGTACTGGCACAGACTGCTGACGTGAACTGGTCTGGTATCACTGGGGGTGGCTCCGCTCTAGTAGGACTGACACTAGCGCCCGGGTCTGACTGTCCCGGGCAAGACTTACAACGACCCGACCATTGCGGTAGACGGCTGCTGCGGCGACCCCGTCGTAGCCGGTTCGCCCGGGTCGTAGCACGGTACGGCACAAGGCGACTGCTGTGCATCGTGCACAGTATGCGAGGCCACGTGCTGCGGTCATGGGTTCGATGGCGTCGAACAGTTTCGGGTCGGCACCGACGCAGGCGGCACTCTTGTTGAGCGCATCAATGAGTCGCGTGTCCACACCATCAGGGTACTCGTGACCGGTGCTCTGACCTAGCCCCGATTAGGGTGGCGTGTTGGTGGGGTGCTCGTGACGGGCGAGGCCGTTCGTCGAGCAGGCGGTTCAAGTCTCCGAACCTTTCGACGGTCAGTGTGTGTACCTGACTCCATGATCGCTCACCGTCGCGAAGGTGTGGGGGGAACCGTTCACTCGTCGGCGTCATCGTCGGCGTCCTGCACGTAGCCGACCGTATCGACGCAGTACGAGAGCAGCCCGAGGTGTCGCCACGGCGGGTTCCGATCGTCTGCCCCGACGTACGTCCAGAACTGTCCGTCGGCATCCATCCACTCTGAGACGATGACCCACCCGGTACACATGGCACCCTCGGGGAAGGTGTCCTTCGACATCGCCACCAGTAGGTCTTCCATCGACGGACTCGGGGTTGGGGTCGAGTTGGGATCGGAGCCGGGGGCGGGCTGTTTGCGTGGGGCCATGTTGCCAGCGTACGGGGTGCCTACTCATCGGGGATGCTCATCTCATCGCTCGCCTCTGGGGGGGGCGTAGGGGCGTCGAAGAACTCGTAGGTCTCACCGTTCACGATGACGAAGATACGTGCCGTAGGGGGCTGCTGTGCCCCTGTCATGGGGTGCCTCGGGTCATACCGACGTCGAGGGCAGCACGGTAGGCCATGACAGCCCGACCGTGACTGTCGACGGCCTGCACACGGACCCGACGTTCTACGACGGTGAGCAGGTCGTCAGGGACGATCAGGGTCGACCCGTCAGACCACCGCCACTGCTGCACCTCGTCGTCATCGGTGAGTACCCATGACACTGACTGGTTCCCGGCGGGCTCGATGTAGGTGACGTCGATCCGTCGTTCGTCGGAGTCGACCAGTGGCAGCGAGACGCCGACGTCCACTTGGACAAGGCGGGTCAGTGTGAGCCCGTCGATCTCGGTGATGGTGGCGACGATCGCATACTCGACTCGGTCGCTCTCTGTTTGGGTGTGTCGGTGTCGGGTCGTCATGGTCACGGTCGTTGTGGTGGTGGTCATGGTGGCTCCTTCTAGAAGGGGGGTCGGAGGGTGTCGAGGTCGAGCAGGGCATCGTGCAGTTCGTTGCGTAGGCGGGTGACCTCAACCAGTAGTCGGTCCATCCTTGTCTCGTTGCGTTCGATGGCCAGCCACCGGATCGTATCGAGTGGGTCGGGGGTGACGTTGCTCGTGGCGTCGTGGTGGGCTTCGGCACGGGCGGTGATGGCATCGTCGAGTCGCAGGGTCACCTCGGTGGCCCCTGCCGTACGCATCGAGTCGATGAGTGAGTCGAGGGCGGCAGTGGGTAGTGACACGATGCCAGCAGTCCCGATGATGCTCATGCCGTCACCCCCGACTCGGTGACGTACACGCACGTCCAGCCGGGAATGATGACTCGCACTCTGGTCTCGTATCCGACACTGGTCAGGCTGTCGACGACGTGATTCACGTCGAGGCTCCTGCCCCTAATGCTGACCACGGCTGACTCTGTCGCTGCCATCGGTGGCCGCATCCAGCGGCTGACCTGTAGTGCCGGGGTACGGTCCACGCGGGAGGGCTGACTGGGGCACATCCCTGCCTGTCGCAGTGTGCGGGACACGACCATCGCGGTGGCCTTGCGGGCGGTCATGCCGTCACCTCGTCGCGGGTCATGTATACGGTGATGCCGAACATCGACACGGGCACGAGGGCGTCGATCGGTAGGTGCAACCGCCGAGCCGTGTTGCTGATGACCCACTCGCCGTCCATCGTCATCAGTCGACCCGTGTTAGCGCGAAGCCATGCGCGGCCCCGCTGGTACTCCTCGTCGGCGCACAGAGCGCAGTCCCTGTTGTCGCACTCAGTGATGCCGTAGGACAGGGCATCTGCGAGGTCTCGCCACATTGCGGGTGCCTCACCGGACCCGTTCTCGTACCCGGCGGTGATGACGTGACTGAAGGTGGTGGCGAACACGTAGCCGGTGGGCGAGTCGAGGTGGTAGTCGACGCGACCCGACCCGCCGTCTCGGGTGACGCGCACGTTGTACTGGTCTGCGAGGGTCATGGTCTTCTGCTTACTCATCGTGGCTCCTTCGGTGTCGGTGATGGGTGGTGGTCAGGTCGTGTACAGGCAGATGCCGAAGGGGTGCATCTCGGCCAGTTCGGCGAGTGCAGCCTTGCGGGTAGGGAAGTCCTCGACAAGGGGGGCGTCGAACCAGCGGGGCACGAGTTCCCCGGTCTCGGTGCGTTGGCACTCGGTGGCCGGGTACACGTCCCATCCGTCGGCGTGGTGCCAGACGACGGGGGCGCACTTGGCGCAGCGCCTCATGCCTTCACCGCCTTGTGCGCCTGACCGGCCATCGTGGGGCACCAGTCGTAGGTGCCGCCCTCGGTGGTGTCGACCCAGCGGTTGTCTTCGATGACTATGGTGGCGTCGCAGTTGACGCAGGTACTGGTGAAGCGTCCCCGGTCGGCGCTGGCGAACGCGAGGGCTACTAGGTCGGCGGTGGGGATGAACGGGGCCTTGGCGTTGGTACGGGTCACGGTAGTCATGGTGTTGGCTCCTTCGGGGTGGGGTTGGTTAGAGGCTGTGGCGAGTGGCGAGACGGTACACGGTGCGAGGGTTGGCGAGGTGCGCGGCGTCGTAAGCGTAGGTGCCCGAGTAGTTCGCGTGTCGTTTCTCGCTGACGATCTCCACGCACATCCAGATCGTGATGGGCTGGTCGGTCTGACGTGCCCACACGCGCACGTGAGTAGCGATGGTCTGGGCTGCCTCGGTCTTGTTCATACCCCCAACTTAGGGGGGGTTAGGGGTTGGTGTCAAGTACCAATCTGTCACCGCGTGTCCCCGCCCCCCACCCCGTCGACCACATCAACCCCCACCAACACACCACCCCACCCCCCAACGCCCCCACA